CTTTTGGGGGGTTACCCATCCACCCTACTCCCGAGCCTCACGGCTTTGGGACCCAACGCTTGCGAAGTCGCAAGCGTTTACTCCTCTCGTCATACCCCGAACTCCAATAGATATCTGGAGAGGGGTTCTCCACAAAGTATTGTAGGAGAGATTGATGAGAGTCTCGCCCACGCCGCTTCTGGCCACCCTGGATGACAAGTCCAAGGATCTCATCCCTATGCAAGGTACTATTGTACCGAACAATGGGAGAAGAACTAGGCCCGTAGCTGCGCAGCGAGAGACAGCCAGATCTCTGCTTGAGGTCAAAGGTCGCCACCCGAGTAATCGGAAGGCAACGCTTCAAGCTCATTGGGATCTGGGCAGTCATCGCTTCACTAAGGAACCAAAGTCCCTTTGTGTAGGCATTATTACTAATGTCTACCCACGAAGCGATGACATCTGCCGTAACGCCTAGCTCCAAGGCAGATAAGTACAGTGGTGTCACATCGACACCGTCGTACGAATCCATTCCGCAACTTTCGCGGAAGTGCCCAGCGTAGTGAGTCTTCACTACATTCACCTTCAACTGTAAATGTCGAAGGAGAAGAGCTAGCGATGGGACTGCTGATGATGGCAATATGATGTCATCACCAAATACCCTGATGCGGCGTACAGCCTGAAAGATCGTGGAGGAATTCACGGTCTTTCCCTCCTCGTATAGGAGGGCTGCTATGCTAATGATAGCATAGCAAATTGACTGCACTGGAAAGGTAGTACCGTTACCCATAGGGGCATACTTCTTTAGTACTAGGAAGTATGGCGCACCTACGTCGGTTGCATTTCGCAACCAGCGCGTGCGGCACGCATGAAGCGCCTCCAGCAACGAAGGATTCGTTCTGAAGATACGCTCCACTACCCAGCAAGATAGTCTATCAGACGCTGCTGAAAGATCAACAGACGCTGAAGTACCTTGCTTTGAAGCCTCCATACAGGCCTCCCGTGAGGGAGTCTGATCGGAGAAATCAATAGAGTAACGAAGTGGTTTTGGCAGATGAAGCCGCAACCACCGCATCATACCCAATTGGATATATTGATGCGCTACTGGCTCAGAGGCGATCATTCGAGGAGCCTTTAGAGTTTTAGGCACGGCGAATAGCCGCGCTGGAGGCTCGTTTAGACTCAACGAAGGACTCACCTCATGATGCAGGTCTTCTCTTGACTGTCCGAAGTAGTGATACGGAAACGTTCCGTCCAGTTTCCTCGGCCAGGAAGGGAACAGATACTTATCTGTTCCGGACTTAGCATCAGCAACCGCTCCAGGGCCATGACGGGGTTTGAGGTCACGCCAGTCGAATTCGGGGAATCGGGATATAACCCGATCCGCGACCGCCTGCAATGTGCGCAGAAGCGCTTGCGGGCACTCATCTCTGTGTGAGATGAGGTCTGGCTCACCTTGATACCCATCCACGAAGTGTGGCCGATCATCTCCTGTAAGCTGGCGATTGCCAGCAAACAGATGATCGTCATTCCAATGAAGGGATGGCGATCGAAGACCGACGTCAACTTCGTAGAACGCATTAACCTCAGCCAGGATAGCAGCATCGCTGCACTCCTTTTCAACTTTCTTCGCCAGGTATAATGCCTGCCTCAGAAAGAAGATATAGTTGGGGTCAACACCTGAGTGTAAGGTCCCGTCTTCACGGAACACGCGACTGAATAGCCCACCCAAGAACTTTGGGTAGGGTGATGCCTTACCAAATGACTTCGGTAAAGCACTCCAGTCTATGTACGACCTGGATAAGGCAAAGTCGACGACCTTGCCTGCATCCGGGAGGTCTATCATCATAAATGTTAGGCCTCTGGTCTCCGTGAGAGCCTCAAGTCGACGTAAGTCGAGATCAAGGCTCGTGTGCAAGTCCCTATCATACGCAGCAATGTCTTTGAACAAAGCAGCGTGGAGAGGAAGACTCGCCATGGGATAGGTCCATTTCATGCTAGCTCCTATGAGGTAGCCATGACCTACTCTCGAACCAACCCAGGATGCGAGACGTCGTAGAGCCCCTATCAAAGGGATGAACTACGACTGCCGTCCCACCACTTTCGTGATGTTGGCGGCGGTGAGGAGTGCAACCAATGCTTCGGCTGCATCCTCGCTCGACTCCTGGTCTTGGATACCGGAATCCGTACGGATAACGGTCCAAGCGGACGCGACGCGGAGAAGCAGACCGGACCCATCATAGTGTTCAACGTCAAGTCGAACGAGATGGGATTCACCGGCCTTGCCTTTCGCAGGGATGGTATGCTTCACGTTCAACGTGAAGCGAGAAGTACCACTTTCTGCGTAGTACTCAGCGCCGTAGTTGTCCTGATTGATGCGGGCCAGATTAACTGTCCCGCCATCATACGTCAGGGCAATTGGATCAGAGAGACTCATGGTTTGTCATTTCCTTCATGGGACGGGCCGCTTCACAGCGGTCCAAAGCGCGAGGCTTTGCCAAGCGCTTTGCTAGTAATGAGAGCGCCCAGGTTGAGGATCTGAGTACCCGACAAAATCGGGTCCCAGGTCAACTGCGGGCGTGGATTAGTGAAAACACTACGTTGCTTAGTGATCGTTGATAGATCACCGCCTTCCGATATAACACTTCGGTAGGTACGAACGTTCTTCAACGTTGAAGTGATACGACTTTCAGCCATGACGCACATGCGAGTGCACTGGAAGGTTAAACCTCCTCGGTACGCAAGCATGACATCGCCAAGGTTAAAGAAGTAATCGATCAACCAACTCCATGGGATCATATTCCATAGAGTCGAAGGATCAACGTTCAGTCCGAGCACAATGTCTTGAGAAAGACCACGTTGCTCGCTAAGCAGCAGAGGGAGAGGCTCCAGCAACTTCGCGTTCGCTGTGAACCAGACCTTCTGTTTCTCCAGAATCTCTATGTCAGCGATGATAGCGGTGTTAGATCCGCTAGCCTCCGCCTGATATCCATTCTGGACGATGTAGTGTTGGACAACACCTCCGCCAAGAGAGCGTTTGATGTGTCCACCATGCTCTAGTCTCCTAAGGTAGGAGAGCCGATCACTGATGGATTTCTGTATATCAAACAGAGCCAGCAGGTCAGCTACTAGAGGCTTCCACCCAAACGAATAGGCGAGATACCCACCGGGTATCGCGTCTGGCTTCATCCTTTTACCAAGGATGTCGCCCATATTCCGAAGCATCGCAGGGAAATCCTTAAATTCGAAGACGAACAAAGGAATATCCACAACGGGTGCGTTCGGGTTTAGATTCGCTAAAGCCTTCGTCTTCCAATATTCCCAGTTTATCGGGGTGATATCGGGACTGTATTGATACAAGGATCGATTCTGAGGGTTGTATCCCTCGTACTCGAACTCGTATCCGTCCAGTATCCACGGCATATAGCCGTAAAGACGAAGAGGATTAGCACGTCGTTTCTCACACACGAAAATGTGATCGACGTTATAGGGTGGAGACATGGTCACGTCGTGACATGTTTCATAGCCAGATGTTCCCGCAGCACCGGAGGATGTTATCACCGTCCAATCATCGCTGATTCGACGGATGCGATATCCTCCAGGCAACACCGTTGCGGTGTTACGCGAACGGAAACGTTCGGCCATGATTACAAGCTCTCACTACAAGGGAGTCTTTATGAACTCTGGTTTGTCTAGGTGGTTTGTATCACGGGGTTTCACCGTGACCTTACCTGCGCCAGGATGTGCATTTGGCACAGTTGGGGCAAAAGGTTTAGAACCTCTTATACCTAACACCTAGACTC